GCAGCAGATGCAGTTATAATTATTTATGATGGCACCAGCGCAAGTAGCACTAAAATAAAAGCTCAATTTAAATTTGGATCAGGAGCAAATGAATCTTTTGATCACTACATACCAGGTGATGGTATTAAATTTAATACTGGTGCTTATGTTGCATTAACAAATTGTGATTTTTTTGTAGCATATTATACCGGGTAAGGGGATTAGCTAAATGGCAACTTCCGGTACTAATAACTTTGAAAGTACTTTTGTTTTAGACGAGGTATTTCAAGAGGCCTACGATCGTGTAGGTATTAAAGAAATTACAGGTTATCATTTAACTTCAGCTAGACGTTCTTTAAACATAATGTTGCAAGAATGGGCTAACAGAGGTCTACATCATTGGGAAATAGGTGACACTAGTATTGATTTAGTTGAAGGCCAAGAAGAATATAAATTCTTTAGAAGTGCTGCAGATGGCACAAGTGCTACCACTTTACCTACTAATGGTTTATACGGATTTGAAGATATTTTAGAAGCAACTTTTAGAACAGATAGAACTACTACTACTCAATCTGATTCTGCTATGAATAAAATTAATCGTTCTATTTATTCTGCATTAGCTAACAAATTATCTAAAGGCACACCTAATCAATATTATGTACGTAAGTTTGCAGATTATGTAAGTGTAACTTTTTATCCTACACCGGACGCAACCGCTGCTGCACAAAATGCCCATATATATTTTGTTAAAAGAATCCAAGATGCAGGAGCCTACACTAATGAAGTAGATGTACCTTATCAGTTTGTACCATGCATGGTATCAGGCTTAGCTTATTATCTATCACAAAAATATAATCCACAATTAGTACAACAAACTAAAGCTTTATATGACGAAGAATTACTAAGAGCCTTGACGGAAGATGGCTCTTCAACCAGTACTTTTATAACACCGGCGATTAATTATTATGGCTAATTTTGCAAGAGGTAAAAAAGCATTAGCAATTTCTGATAGAAGTGGCATGGCTTTTCCGTATAATGAAATGCGCACTGAATGGAATGGTGCTTTTGTACACTCTTCTGAGTTTGAAGAAAAACATCCACAACTACAACCACGTGCTAGAATTAATGATCCACAAGGTTTAAAAAATTCTAGACCAGCCAGAACTGAAAACCCAGCACTAAGATTATTAGGTCCTGCTGCGTTTCAAACTAGAGTTGCTGGCTCTGCAGATATAAATGTATTTGAACCTGGCCACGACAGAACTACTGGTGACACAGTTAGATTTTACGGTAGAACAACTACAGGCACTGGAACTAACCCACCAACTGATACTACTACTTTAGTTAGAAGCTTTGCTTTTCCAGAAGGCTTTGATGGTATTCTTGGAACCAATATTGGTCGCGCTGCAGGTTACACTATTACTCTTGGTTTTAAAGATGCTAGTGGTAATATAGACGCTCTTACTACTACAGATTATTATCATTTTACAGTTGCAACAAACACTGCTACAACTGGAAACATAAAAGGCGGGGGACAGTTTACATCATCTGGTCCTACCACTTTAGCAAGTTAGGATTAATATGGCATTTACATTAGCGACACTAAGAACTGCAATTAGAGATTATACGGAAGTTGATAGTAATGTATTAACCGATTCTATTCTTAGTACTATTATAATAAATGCCGAAGCTCGTATCTTTAGAACGGTAGATGCTGATGCCAACAAGTTTTATGCAACTTCAGAAACGGTTATTGGAATTAGATATGTAACAGTGCCTACTGGCACGCGAATTATTCGGTCTATTCAAATAACTGACCCAACCACTTCTGATCAAGTATATTTAAAACAAGTAGATCAATCGTTTTTAGCAGAATATGCTCCAGATTATGACAATGTTAATGATAGAGGTATTCCAAAATATTACGCACATTGGGATGAAGATAACTGGGTAGTGGCGCCAACGCCAGATGCAGCTTATTCATTAACTATGGCTTACGTAAAACACCCTACAACAATTACTACTTCAGAAGCACAGACTACAGAATTGTCTACTTATACCCCAGATTTATTATTATATGCATGTTTAGTTGAGACGTTTAAATACTTGAAAGGTCCTGAAAATATGCTACAACTATATGAAGCTTCTTATGCAGAAGCCATACAAACGTATGCGGCACAACAACAAGGTCGCAGACGCAGGGACGAATACAGAGATGGTGCAATACGTATCCCTATCCAATCACCATCACCATAAATTTTTAAGGAGACAACAATATGGCAAATATAATACCTACAGCTTTTAAAACAGAGCTCTTATCTGGTACACATAACTTTGCAAATGGCGGAAACAGTTTTAAACTTGCTTTGTATACATCTAATCCATACAGTGCTTCATCTACTGCTTATGCTACTACTAACGAAGTTAGTTCAAGCGGTACAAGTTATCCTGCTGGCGGACAAGCATTAGACAGTCAAGCAGTAGCAGCAACTAGTACAACAGGACATGTTGACTTTGCTGATGAAACTTTTGCATCGGTTACTTTGACAGCAGCTTTTGCAGCTATTTATAATGACACCAACAGTGACAAGCTTTGTTTAGTATTAGATTTTGGCGGTAACAAAACTGCAACTAACGGCGACTTCGTAGTTCAGTTTCCAACTGCTAATGCTTCTGATGCTATTATTAGAATTGCATAAAGGATAAACAATGGCTTTAGTCTTAAACGACAGAGTAAGAGAAACTAGTACAACTACTGGCACGGGAGCAATGGCTCTTGGTGGTGCAGTTGTTGGGTTTCAAACTTTTGCTGCAGGTGTTGGTAACTCCAATACTTGTTACTATGCTATTAGCTTACGAGGTGGTGCAGAATTTGAAACTGGTCTTGGTACACTAGATGGTGACAGTTCTGATCTTACTCGTACAACAGTTTTTCAAAGTTCTAACAGTGATAGTGCGGTTGACTTTTCTGCTGGTACTAAAGATGTTTTTGTAACACTACCGGCTAGTAAAGCAGTATTTGAAGATGCCACTACAGACAATGTAACTCTAACTGCTGATTTATCAGTTGGTGATGATCTTACTGTTAATGGTGGTGTTATAGAGGTTAAAAATACAGGTGCACAATCAGTTGTAAGATTTTATTGTGAGTCAAGTAACGCTCACTATGCAGAGATAAAAGCACCGGCTCACTCTGCTTTTTCCGGTAACGTTAGTTTAACTTTACCTGCTGTGACTGACACATTAGTCGGTTTAGCAGCAACACAGACATTAACCAATAAAACATTAACTACTCCAGTATTAACAACACCTATTGCTAACGCGGGTGTACAATTAAAAAATGGTGCAACTAGTGCAGGTTTCTTAGAGTTCTTTGAAGATAGTGATAATGGCACTAATAAAGTAACTTTGATTGGACCAGCTTCAACTGCTGACGTAACTATTGTATTACCGGCTGCAGCTGACACCTTAATTGGTAAAGCAACAACAGACACATTAACTAATAAATCAATAGACTCTGATAACAACACAATTACTAATTTAGTCAATGCTGACATTAAAGCTAGTGCTGCAATTGCCTTTAGTAAAATGGAAAATTTAACAGCATCAAGAGCCCTGGTTTCTGACGGCAATGGTGACGTTTCAGTAAGTGCTGTAACTAGCACCGAAGTTGGATATTTAGATGGCGTAACATCAGCCATACAGACACAAATAAACACTAAAACAACAGCAGGATTTGCGGTTGCGATGGCAATCGCACTGTGATATAAGGAGATATTATGGCACAAGATTTTGAATCAACCGGTATAGTAATTACCAACTCTGAGACTGACCTATTAACGGCTAACTCAGATGATGCTATTGTCGGACTTAGACTAGCAAACGTTTTAACAACTGCAGTTACGATTGATGTTTACATTGATCTTAATGGCGCCGGTACAGATTTTTATCTTATAAAGGGTGCATCTATTCCACCTACAGGTAGTATTGAATTAATCCAAGGCGGTTCTAAAATAGTTTTAAATAATGGCGATGTTGTTCGTGCTCTTTGTGGCACATCTAACGGCGTACATGCTTGGATCAGTAGGGTTGATGCAATAAGCACATAGGAGGATATATGGCTGAACAAAATAATATTTTATACATCGGTCAAGATCCTGCTAAGGATGGAATCTTTACCCACCAACAAAC